TACAGGATTAAGTTCCAGAGGGATATCTACAAGGATTTATCTGTGCTGGAAAAGAGTATCGGGGACGGGGATCCGGAAATTTTCTCCCTGGATCTGTTTTCCCTTGAGATGTTTGAGAACATTGCGTATGTGATGGCGAAGCATGCGGATCCGTCGATTCCGGATAATCCGGAGGAATGGCTGGATGAGTTTAATACATTCAGTATTTATCAGGTTCTGCCGAAGCTGATCGAGCTGTGGGGAATGAACATCAGGACGGATGTGGAGGCTAAAAAAAACTTCATGCAACAGACCGTGAAATGACAACTCCTTTGTTTCTTCTCCGGTGTGTGCAGCTGGGGATTTCCATCCGGGATCTGGATCTGCTGACTATCGGGATGGTGAACGATATGTTTGTGGAGAGCAGGAACGATGAGTATAAGGGATGGAGACAGGTTGCCACACAGGAGGATTTCGACAGGTTCTGATTATCAGTTTGCCGGTGACAGCTAGTGGAGAGAAGTGTATAATAGTTTTACTAAGCAGAGGTGAAAATATTATGTACAGAAAAGGTAAATCTTATAGAAAGTCTTCTTTGATAAAGTCCAGACGTAGGCAGCAGAGCCAGTTTGGACCTCGAATGTATACGCCACGGGAAAAATTGCAAAACCGAATATGGGAGTTTACGATTGGAGATGCGGATGACCATCCATCAATACCACATGCTCATGCAAGAGGAAGTGGAGAAAGGCTGAATGCGTGGACTGGCGAAATATATCAAGCGGGGAATGATCGTGTCAAAATCATAGGAAAATTGAAAAAGAAGGAATTGAGCAGACTTCATTCTGATCCTAGATTTATAGAATTTGCAAGGAACCAGATTGATTGGTATAGAAATACATATCCACATATTACGTTTGATGTACCAGATTGGTTTGAAACAAAATGTAGATTATCATGTTTGAGTATGAAAAGGGATGAAAATGAAATTACAGACTTCATTTTTGTAGGAAAAGCAATTTTTAAGTAAAATATGTTGATATTACGCAAAGCATTTGTCAGGATGGCAGGTGCTTTTTTTGTGCCCGGAGAGATCCGGGTATTTTTGTGCCTTTTTTTTATGGGATTTAGGGGGTGAGCCGTATGGCAGGGAACAGAATTAAGGGGATCACTGTCGAGATTGGCGGCGATACTACGAAATTGCAGACTGCCCTAAAAGGGGTTAATACGGAGATCAGGAATACTCAGAGCCAGCTGAAGGATGTGGAGAAGCTTCTGAAGCTGGATCCGGGGAATACGGAGCTGATCGCACAGAAGCACAGGCTGCTGGCACAGGCGGTTTCTGAGACCAGGGAGAAGCTGGAGACTTTGAAGACTGCGCAGCAGCAGGCGGATGAGGCACTGCGGAACGGGACGATTTCCCAGGACCAGTATGATGCCCTGCAGAGGGAGATCGTTGAGACGGAACAGAGACTGAGGAGTCTGGAAGAGCAGGCGAACCAGTCTGCGACTGCCCTGCAGAAGATCGGGGCAACCGGGGAGAAACTGCAGACGGTTGGAAACAAGATTTCTTCCGTGGGACAGAAGCTGCTTCCGGTGACGGGAGTGGTGACAGGGCTTGGAACGGCGGCGGTGAAAACTGCCGCTGATTTTGACTCTGCGATGAGCAGGGTGGCGGCTGTGTCCGGGGCAACGGGATCTGATTTTGACAGCCTCCGGGATAAGGCCAGGGAGATGGGGGCCAAGACAAAGTTCTCTGCAACTGAGGCAGCGGATGCCATGAATTATATGGCTATGGCCGGATGGAAGACGGAGGATATGCTGTCCGGTATTGAGGGTGTTATGTATCTGGCTGCTGCATCCGGGGAAGATCTGGCAACGACTTCTGATATTGTGACGGATGCGCTGACGGCTTTTGGGCTGACTGCAGCGGATTCAGGACATTTTGCAGATGTGCTGGCGGTTGCTTCCAGTAATGCCAACACCAATGTGTCCATGATGGGCGAGACGTTCAAGTATTGTGCGCCGGTTGCGGGGGCACTGGGATTCTCGGTTGAGGATACAGCGGAAGCCATTGGTCTGATGGGTAATGCAGGTATCAAGGCTTCCCAGGCTGGTACTTCCATGCGTTCCATCATGACCAATCTGACCGGGGATGTGAAGCTGTCAGGTGCGGCGATCGGGGATGTGACCATTGCTACCACGAATGCGGACGGTTCCATGAGGAGCCTGTCTGCAATCCTGGCTGACTGCAGGGGAGCTTTTGCAGGAATGACGGAAGCCGAGAAGGCAAATAATGCGGAGGCTTTGGTTGGAAAGAATGCAATGTCCGGGTTCCTTGCACTGATGAATGCGGCACCGGAGGATATTGAAAAGGTGTCCGGGGCAGTGAATAACTGTAAGGATGCGGCAAAGAACATGGCGGATACCATGCAGGATAATCTGGAAGGACAGCTGACTATTTTGAAGTCACAGCTTCAGGAACTGGCTATTTCTTTCGGGGATCTGCTGATGCCTGCGGTGCGGAGTATTGTTTCCGGACTGCAGGGGATGGTGAATGTGCTGAATGCCATGCCGGACGGGGTGAAGCGTGTGATCATGATCGTTGCACTTCTGGCTGCGGCATTGGGGCCTGTGCTGATCATTATAGGCAGGACCCTTTCGGCCATTGGAACGATTATGACATGGGCACCGAAGCTTGCCGGTGCGATCAGTGCGGTGAAGGGTGCTTTTGCAGCACTGAGTGCTACGATGATGGCGAACCCTATTGCTATTGTGATCGCTGCCATTGCAGCTTTAGTGGCGGCGTTTATTTATCTCTGGAATACAAATGAGGAGTTCCGGCAGTTCTGGATCAGGCTGTGGAATGAGATTAAGGAAGTCGCTGTCCAGGTATGGACGGCGGTTTCCAAGTTTCTGGTTTCCGCATGGAACGGGATTCGGAATACGGCGGTGGCTGTATGGAATGGCATCAGGGATTTCTTTTCCGGTCTGTGGGTTGGGATTAAGACACTGTTCACAACGGTTGTCACTGCAATTTCTACTTTCCTTGTGGGAGCGTGGAATGGGATCCGAGCAACGGTTATGGCTGTATGGAATGCGATTTCTGCATTTCTGGGTTCTGTCTGGAATGGGATTAAGTCTGTCATTACGAATGTAGTGAACGGGATCCGGACATTTTTGCAGAGTGCCTGGAACGGAATCAAAACAACTATCACTACGGTGATGAATGCGATCCGGACGGTGATCTCTACGGTCTGGAATGGTATCCGGACAATTATTTCTACCGTGCTGAATGGAATCAGGGGTACTGTCAATTCCGTGTGGAATGGTATCCGGAATACGATTTCTTCTGTGGTAAACGGGATTAAGAATACAGTTTCCAGTGCTTTTAATGCCATGTGGTCCGGGATCCGGAGCACGATTTCCGGAATTTATAATACGATCAGGGACGGACTGGGTAATGCGGTGAATTATATTACGGGTCTTGCGTCTGCCGGATGGCGGTGGGGTGCGGATATCATCAATGGCATTGTAAATGGTATCCGGAGCTGTATTGGTGCAGTTGCCAATGCTGTGACGGATGTGGCAAATACGATCCGTTCCCATCTGCATTTCTCTGTGCCGGATGAAGGACCTCTGACGGATTTCGAGAGCTGGATGCCGGACTTTATGAGTGGTCTGGCTGAGGGTATTGAGAAGAGCAGGGGCATGGTGAAGGCGGCTGTGAACAGTGTGGCTGCGGATATGGTAATTTCGCCGCAGATGGCTGTGGCAGACGGCGGTGTGATGACCGGTACGGGAACGTCCGGCGGTGCGGATCTGACGGCTAGTATTGTGGCGGCACTGAAGGATGTGTTGGGTGATCAGAAGGGACAGCAGGGGGATCTGGTGATTCCGGTTTATCTGGGGAACCAGCTGTTGGATGAGGTGATTGTGACGGCACAGCAGAGAATGAGTCTGAGGAGCGGAGGTAGATAGGATGGCTTTTTTTCAGTATCTTGTGTTTGACGGGGAAAACCTGCCGCTTCCTGATTCTTATGAGGTGGAGCTGGAGGATGTGGAAGCGGATTCCGGCGGTGAGACAGAGGCGGGGACGACACAGAGGGATGTGGTGCGGCATGGTGTTGCGCGGATCCCGGTGTCGTTTTCTGTTACGGCGAAGTGGTTGAAGAAGCTGGCGGGGTATGCGAAGAAGGATAAGATCAGCGTGCAGTATTTTGATGTGGAGACAGCGGAGCTGAAACTGGCTGAGATGTATGTGACGGGGTATAAGGCGAAGCTGAAAAAGGATACCAGTTATAAAGGGCTTTGGACGGTGAGTTTTACGTTGAAGGAGATGTAGGGAGATGGTATAATGGGAGCATCAAATCGGAATTTATTAAGGAGG